TATAGTATTTCCATCGTTCCTACAACATAGAGTAACCCCAGTATCATCAGGCTTAAGAAAAAGCTTAGTATTGTGGGCTGGAGGAGGCCATTATAAATAATATATTTATAATAAATTAGCTATAATATGGCCTTTTTTCATAAACCTAGAATAGTCACTGATGGATTAATCCATTTATTAGAACCTAATTATTTTAATGGTACTAGTTCTGAAACTATTCCTAATAAACCTATTGGAAGTAGTTGGGGAGTATATAACTTTAACATAGGATCAGGAGCAGGAATTAAAACTTTACAAAGTAATGTAATTAATGATGGTTCTGGTACAAGTCATACTATAATTAGTCGCAATAGTGACTTAGAAACAGGATCAATTACTGCTATTATTTGGATTAATATGGAAAACATACCTTTAAATGTAGGAGGCAATAATAATTGGAGAGGGTTACTTTGTACAAGTAATAGTGGAACAAATGGAAATCCTTTAACAATGGTAATGGAACAAAGTTATATAATTAATTTTTCAACAACAACTACATCTGGATATAAACGTTTTTTAAATGGTAATTTTGCCCCAGTAGGAGCTGATACTAATGGATGGTTTATGGTATCTTACACTTATGATAAAACAAGTGGTCAAGCTGCTAGTTATAAAAATTCATCTCAAATTAATAACGGTCCTATGACTTCTGATGGTGGTGGAAGTAATCCAACCTCCCCAGGTGAATCAATGGTATACAGTAGTTATGCAAGTGGAGGGTTTAGAGTATATGGAGGAACCAATTCCATAGCAAATCCAAATGGAAATGGGTATGTTCCTGGTGAGTTAGGAAATGTACTTTTCTACAATAAAGCATTATCACCAGACGAAATAACCCAAACATATAATGCTTATAAAACAAGATATGGATTATAATATATATAATATACCTCAAGTTGAAATATCAGGCTCTTTAATACCAGATCGCCCTTATTTTATCACTGAAGGAAGTGTAAATGATAAAGTAGTAGATTATTTTTATACAAAAGAAGAAGCTCAAATTTATTTAAATAATCTATAATAATATTTATAAACATGGGAACATCTGGAGGACCTTTAGTATACGATAGTGCAAGTGCTAAGAAGAATCTTAGATCAGACGGATATGTAGCCTTAAGAAGCTCAGCAACCGGAAAAGTTGAAGTCGGATCAATTTATGCCGATATTACTACCGATGCCGATCAAGCTTGGTTCCTAATATTTACAGCATTTCCTAGAGATACTAGTCCCTACAATGCAAACGATGTATCTTCCCCACCAGACCCAAACGACACTACCATGTCTAAATTCTCCGATTCTGTAATCCAAGGAATCCTAAACAGAGGATTGAAACAAACCAGAACTCAATGGTACCACACTTCTGTTGAATTCGGTACTGTATGGGCTGATGGTAGTTTAAATAATAGAAGTACACAGTACAATGAATTTGAAAATCCTTCAAATTGGAACAGCACCGGCGGTAGCTCCGGTGAAAGATTTAAAAGAAAATGGGGAGGTGCTAGCTGGACAGATTGGATCACTTCAGCCGGCAGCACATGTTCCGGAGCAGTAGGAGGATGGTCAAATTACTACGAACAGTCTTGTGTACAATCCTGGTTCGCAGGTTGTGAAGGAGGTCCTGCTATTAACCATAGGTGTGCCGGCGGAATTCAAGATAGAGCAAATAAACTAATAATCTGGGCAAATTAACATGTACAAAACATTAATGATGGTATTCAGCACAATCGAAGGAACGTGGACTGATATCTTTAACGCTGAAAATTCAGAAGGTAAAAATATAGACACTGTAGAAAAAGCTACGGCTCACATTGATGCATATTATGGAGCAGAATTAGGAGCACGTACTTATGAAAGTACAGAATCAGAAATCTACGCAATTTCCGAAAACCCAATATACCCCTGCGTAAATTGCCCATAAATAGTTTGGTTTTTTAAATAAGTTTTATTATATTAATATTCAATGATTGATAATTTAGTTAAATTAGTTTTAGACAAAGGGGGTTCTGTAGCCCACTTAAAGATTCCTTCGTCTGATAGTAAAGGTACAGGTATATGTAATCCTTCTATTTTTATTGATGATGATGGCACTATATTATGTAATATAAGGAACGTAGGATACGCTCTTTATCTTTGTGAAAATAATCAAAAATTCCAAAGTCGTTGGGGTCCTTTAACTTATATTCATCCTGAAGATGATTGTAATCTTAGAACTGCTAATTTTTTATGTGTTTTAGATCCTAAAACTTTAGAAGTAGCTTCTTATAAAGAAGTAAACACATCTGAACTAGATATTACCCCAGTTTGGGAATTTATTGGTCTAGAAGATGCTCGAGTGGTTCGTTGGGATGGTGTTTTATACATTACCGGTGTTAGAAGAGATACAAAACCTAATGGTGAAGGCAGAATGGAACTTTCTGAAATAGATGACTATGATACAGCTAATGAAATTTCTCGAGTAAGAATTGAACCACCAAATGATCCTAATTCATATTGTGAAAAGAATTGGATGCCTATTAATGATATGGATTATTGTTATGTAAAATGGGCTAATCCAGCAGAAATTGTTAAAGTTGATCCTATTAATGGAACTAGTGAAACTATATTTAATGGTGTTTTTAAACAAATAAATGCTGGTCATGATTTAAGAGGTGGTTCTTCAGTTGTTAAATGGAAAAATTATCGTTTATGTGTTGTTCATGAAGTAGATTTTTGGCAAAATGAAAACAATAATAAAGATGGTATTTACAATCACCGAATAATCGCTTATGATGAAAATTGGAATATTGTTAAATATTCTGATGTATTTAAATTTATGACAGGACGAATTGAATTTGTTTGTGGTGCTGCTGTTATAGATAATGATTTAGTTTTAACTTATGGATTCCATGATAATGCGGCTTTTGCAGTTAGAATCCCAGAAAATGTTTTAGAAGAATTACTCAATGGATAAAATATTAAAAAATTTTTTAAATGACCCATATAACCCAGAAACTAATTTTTGGTTTGGTGAACAATATTATCAAGAAGGTCACAAAGCAGCCGCTTTAACATTATTTTTAAGAGCAGCAGAGTATGGTTTTGATAAAGATTTAACATATGAAGCTTTAGTTAAAGTAGCTTTATGTTTAAAAACATTAGGACATCGTCCTCATTCAGTTAGAGGATCTATTTTAAATGCTATTACTTTTGATCGTGAACGTCCTGAAGCTTATTATCATTTAAGTTATGACCATCAAACAAAAAATGAATGGCAAGAATCATATTTAGCCGCTGTTCAAGGTTTAGATAAACTAAAAAATCTAAAATCCACATCAGTTGATATAGATTTCCCAGGTGAATATGCTTTAATATTCCAAAAAGCAGTAGCAGGTTGGTGGATTGGATATTGTGATGAATCAAGAGAATTATTTAACCATTTGTTAAAAGAATATCCAATGCGTAGAGAATTTATAGAAGCTTGTTATAATAATCTATCTATGATACATGGTCTTCAATATCCAACATTAACATATACTAAAGAAGAACATTCAAAATTAAGATATAAGTTTAAAAATTCTGAAAAAATTGAGAAAAATTACTCTCAAACATATCAAGATTTATTTATATTAAGTATGTTGGATGGAAAAGAAAATGGTACATATCTTGAAATCGGAGCATCAGATCCTTTCCATAATAGTAATACAGCTTTATTAGAAAAAGAATTTAATTGGACCGGGGTAGCATTAGAAATTGATGAAAAAGAAGTAAATAAACATAAAGAACATCGTTCTAACACATGTATTTTACAAGATGCTACAACAGTTGATTATGATAAGTTATTAGCTGAAAATAATTTTGATACAGTTATAGATTATTTACAAATCGACTGTGAACCAGCTGATGTTACTTTTAGTGTTTTATTATCAATTCCTTTTGACAAATACAAGTTTAGAGTGATCACTTATGAACATGATTATTATATAAATCATCCAATTGATTATAGACATTCTTCAAGAAAATATTTAGAATCTTTAGGATATAAACGAGTAGTAGGTGATATCGCTCCTGATTCAAATAGTACATTTGAAGATTGGTGGGTACATCCAGATCTAGTAGATCCAGAAATAGTAAAAACAATGATTAATCCTTTTGATGGAACTAAACGAGCAGACAAATATATTTTTATATAAAATGGAAACAATAAAATTAACACAAGAAGAGTTAACTCAACTTACAGAATTTAAAAAAACTAATGATAATTTAATTTGGGAATTTGGTCAAATTGAAATGAATTTATCTATTCTTGAAACTCAAAAAAATGATCTAAAAGAAAGATTAAATAAAACTAATAAAGACCAGAATGAATTTGCTAAAACATTAAATACCAAATATGGTAATGGTTCTATAAAAATGGAAACAGGCGAATTTATTCCAACCCAAAATTAATTTTGTGGCTTTTTTGCCATATTTATCATTAGACTCAATCTAGATAAAAATTAACATGGCAACAGAAACTTTAATTTCACCAGGTGTATTAACAACCGAAAATGACCAGTCGTTTATTACCACTGGTCCTGTATCAGTTGGTTTAGCTTTGGTAGGTCCTACTGTAAAAGGAGCTCCAAACATGCCAACTGTAGTTACTTCATATTCAGACTTTAAAAATAAGTTTGGAGGTTCTTTCACAGGAACAGATGGAAATTCATATGAATATTTGACATCAATTGCTGCTTATAACTACTTTAACCAAGGTGGTACTTCTATTCTTGTTAATAGAGTAGTTAGTGATAGCTATACTCAAGCAACAACTGGTGATACTATTTGGGTAAGTGGATCAACATCTGTAACTGATGCTACTGCTAGTTTCACATTAAAAACCATTAATTATGGTGAAATAATGAATACTAGTGGAAGTGGTGAATTTTATTCTGGTTCTAATGATACCTTATTATCTGGTTCTAATGACAATGTTAGGTGGGAAATTCAAAATGTTAACTATTCCCAAGGTACATTCACACTAATAATTAGACAAGGTAATGATACTACTTTACAGAAAAATGTTTTAGAAACATTTACTGGATGTTCATTAGATCCAAATTCTCCAAATTATATTGAAGCTGTTGTAGGTAACCAATATAAAACTATTTCATATGATACTGATAGTGGATGGTATATTAAAACAAACGGTGATTATCCTAACAGAAGTAAATATGTTTATGTATCTAATGTAAATCGTAAAACTCCAAATTGGTTTGATAATAACGGAAACGCTAAAGCCCAATATACTTCTTCAGTTTTAACAGCTGGCTCATATCTTCCAGCCCCTGGATCGGGATCATTCCAAGGATCATTTTCTGGTTCTACAGGTGATGACACTCAGTCAAACTCAGTGACTAGTTCTATGTTTTCTTCAATTAATAGTGTAAATACTCAAGGATTAACAAATAGTGTTTATGCCACAGCTAGTTCAATATTAGCTAATACTGATGAATATGATTTTAGTTTATTATCTACTCCAGGTATATATAATTTAGATTATACCGCTGTAGGTGATTTTATTAATATGGCTCAAAGTAGAGGTGATTGTTTCTATATTATGGATTTAGTTAATTACACTGCATCTATAGGAACAGTAACTGCTGAAGCTTTAGAAAGAGATTCTTCATACGCTGGTACTTATTGGCCATGGGTTCAAGTATCATCTCAAGAAACAGGTAAATTAGTATGGGTTCCAGCTTCAACTGTTATGCCAGGTGTTTATGCCTTTAGTGATAGAGTATCTGCTGAATGGTTCGCCCCAGCTGGTTTAACTAGAGGTGGTTTAGGAGGTGTAATTCAAGCTGAAAGAAAATTATCTCCAACAGATCGTGATACATTATATGCTTCTAAAGTTAACCCAATCGCTACATTCCCAGGAGTTGGTGTTGTAGCTTATGGTCAGAAAACATTACAACAAAAACCATCTGCTCTTGATCGTGTTAATGTTCGTAGATTGTTAATTAACTTAAAGAGATTTGTAGGTAATGTTGGTGAAACATTAGTATTTGAACAAAATACAACAGTAACTAGAAATAACTTCTTAGCAAGTGTTAATCCATACTTAGAATCAGTACAACAAAAACAAGGTTTGTATGCGTTTAAAGTAGTAATGGATGAGTCAAATAACGGACCAGATGTTATTGATAGAAACCAGTTAGTAGGTCAAATTTATATCCAACCAACCAAAACAGTTGAATTTGTATTATTGAGCTTCAATATTACTCCAACTGGTGCAAGCTTTCAATAATAACTAATATTTATAATAAACAAACGCCATGCCAGTATTAAATACAAATGAAATCATGTTTACTGCTTTTGAACCAAAGGTTCAAAACAGATTTATTATGTACATCCAAGGTGTACCATCATATTTAGTTAAAAAAGTGACAGCTCCTTCTTTCGATGCTGGTGAAGTAGTATTAGACCATATCAACGTTTACCGTAAAGTTAAAGGTAAAGTTAGATGGCAAGATATGAACATCGAATTGTACGATCCTGTTACTCCTTCTGGAGCTCAAGCTGTAATGGAATGGGCTCGTTTAGCACACGAATCAGTAACTGGCCGTGATGGTTATAGCGATTTCTATAAAAAAGATTTACGCTTTGACATTTTAGGCCCTGTTGGTGATGTAGTAGGTGAATGGATCATTAAAGGTGCTTATGTTAAAACAGCGGCTTTTGGTGATTATGATTGGTCTCAAGATCAATATATTAGCCTTTCTTTAAGTGTTGCTATGGATTATTGCATATTAAACTACTAATAGTAGATTTAATAAAAATATTAGGGGGTTTGGGTTTCCAAACCCCTTTTTTTCATATTTATAAGCATGGCAACAGTAGTGTCTGAAAGTATACAAATAGACTCAACAATTTATGATGAGTATAAAGAAACATGGGCTATTCCTTATTACTCTGGTAGTGAGTTATTAGCTTTACAAACATTTTACCAATATGGACCTGGTACTAGAACTATAGATAATACAATAGCTCCATTTGATGCTACTGTAGAACCTGGTAGAATATTTGAAATAACTAGAGAATTTGCTATAAATGTTATATCTGCCAGTTACAGTACATTAATATTTGATTTAACCCCAGATAATGAGCCACCAATTTAATAGTTTAAAATGACCCAAAAAACAAGACAACAAATATTAGATGAAGCTACTCTATATATAGAAAATAATATAGACAGAGCTATTACTGCTGAGGATGTTAGACAACGTATATTAGATCTAGCTGATAGTGCAGTATTCCTTTCAGGTTCAAATAATCAAACAATCTCATCAGGATCATTAACAATAACTGGATCTGTTTTTGTTTTAGGAACCTTACAAGTATCAGGATCAAATACATTAATAGCTTCAACCCCAGCTGAATTTTCAGATATTATAAGACAAGGTGTTAACATAGGTACATCTACCAACCCAGAATATAATGTTACAGCTTCAGGTTTAGTTTCATTTGCTAGAGGTTATTATGCTACAGCTTCTGGAGATTATTCATTAGCTAACGGTGACCATGTTTATATTACTTCATTAGCACCTTTTGGTGTTGCTGAAGGTCAATATAATACTATATTAAAAGGTACAGGATCACGAGTTGAAGGTCAATATAATACTATATTAACAGGTTCTTATTCTCACGCTGAAGGTCAATATAATACTATTGGAGGAATATTTACTAAATGGGGAGGAAGCACTGGTTATTCTACTGGTAGTTATTCTCATGTTGAAGGATATAAAAACACAGTATTAGGTGATTATTCTCACGCAGAAGGATTATTACAAAGAGTTTATAGTCAACATGCTCATGGTGAAGGTGATAACAACTATGTAGGAGATAGAAACTATCCAAATCATCCTATTATTGGTAGTCATGCTCACGCTGAAGGTTGTTACAATTTTCCCGCCGCTTATGGGTCCCACGCTGAAGGCAATAATAACTTTACATACAATAATGCTGGAGCGAGTAGTAACTATGGTAACAGTGCATATTGGGCCCATGTAGAAGGTTATTATAACTTAATTAAATCCGCTTGGTCTCATGTTGAAGGTGCTGGTAATTATATTCTCTCCGGTGATGCAGCATATACTCATGTTGAAGGAGGATATAATGATATAAATGGTTCTACTAGATATTCTCATGTTGAAGGATATTTTAATAGTACAAACGGAGATGTATTTTATTCACATGTTGAAGGCCAAGAAAATAAATTACTTGGAGGAACTTGGTGGGACAGAGCAGTGTTTTCTTCTCATATAGAAGGTTATAAAAATACAATAAAAAACAATTATACAGCTAGTTACTTTAACCATATTGAAGGAGCATTTAATACAATATTAGACGGAACATCATCACCTACAACTCCTGAATATTATAACCATGTAGAAGGTTTAAAAAATACATTAATAGGAGGTGATCATAATCATATTGAAGGTTCTTATAATACTATTTTATATAAATCAATTAACAACCATACTGAAGGATATGGTAATATTATAACTTCTGGTTCAAATAGTTCACACATTGAAGGTTATAGTAATATTATAAGTGGTTCTAAGGCTTCACACGCTGAAGGTTATAGAACAACAACTATTGGAAATTATTCACATGCTGAAGGATCCGGGTCTGTAACAACAGGTATAGGTTCACATGCAGCTGGTTTACATACAATAGCTAATGAAAATTATGTTAATGTAGTTGGTCATTATAATATAGATCGTCCACAAACAGATGATTTATTTGTTGTAGGTAATGGTACTTCAAGTACAAGAAGTGATTTAGCTATATTTAATAAAACCTTTAACGCTTTCTCACAAAGTGTTTATATGCCTGATCTGACCCAAGCTACCCAAACTTATGTTATAGGATGGAATGCTGTAGATGGTCAATTATTTTATCAAAATGCTTCTTCAGCATCATCTACAGTTACTGTTTATGAAACAGGTTCATTAGTTAACTCTAATACTACTAAATTTAATTTTACAGGTTCTGGAGTATCAGTTAATCAAAGTGGTAGTGATGGAGTAATAATAGAAATAACAGGAGGAGGAGGAGCAGGTACTCAAGGAATTCAAGGTATTCAAGGTCCACAAGGTACTATTGGAACCCAAGGAATACAAGGTATTCAAGGTCCTCAAGGTGCTACTGGTGCTCAAGGTACTGTTGGAGCCCAAGGTACTGTTGGAGCCCAAGGAATACAAGGTATACAAGGTGCTGATGGTACTCAAGGAACTACAGGTGCGCAAGGTATTCAAGGTCCTCAAGGTATACAAGGTATAACTGGAGCACAAGGTATACAAGGTATAACTGGAGCACAAGGTATACAAGGTATTCAAGGAGATGAAGCTACACCACATACTGTTTACGATGAAGGAACTTTAGTTAATACACCAGTTTATAATTGGAATTTTGTAGGTAATGCTGTTAGCGCTTCTATAAGTGGATCTAATGGTGTATTAGTTACAGTAACAGAAGTTGATAATTGGCAAGATGTTACAACAAGAGATAATCATACTTCATGTAGTTTAGATATTAGTTTACCTTCAGACCAAAGTGGTTTAAGAAATATAACAGGATCATTTAGTGATGGTCCAACATTCACACATGGTACAAGATTAACAGCCTCAGCAGCTTATTCAGTTGTTCATGGTGATAGTAATTCAGTAACAGGTAATGCTATGTATGCCCACGCTGAAGGATATGGTAATAGTATTACTAATGGTGGTTATTATTCTCATGCTGAAGGTTTCCAAAATATAATATCTGCCGATTATTCCCATGCTGAAGGTGTAGGTAATACTTTATTAGGTAATGGGCATGCAGAAGGTTACCAAAATACAATAACTTATGGTGCTTATAACCATATTGAAGGATATCAAAACACTATATCAGGAAGTTATAATAACGCTAAAGGTTCACAAAATAAAATTTTAGGTGCTAGCTACGCTCACGCTGAAGGAAGAATTAATACCATTATGTCATCAGCTGATTATTCTCATGCTGAAGGTATTAATAACACTGTTTATGCTATAGATGCTCACGTAGAAGGAGATCAGAATGATATATACATTTTAGGTTATCATGCTCATGCTGAAGGTTGTTTTAATACAACTTTAGCATATGGATCTCACGTTGAAGGAAATGCTAATACTATATTATTATACGCTAGTTGGTCTCACGCTGAAGGTGGCGAAAATATAATAGCAGGACCTTGGTCTCATGCTGAAGGATATCGCACTTATGCTAGTGGTACTTATTCACATACTGAAGGTAGAGAAACAAGAACAATAGGATTTGCATCACATGCTGAAGGTTATTATACTTTAGCTCAAGGAGCTTATTCTCACGCCGGTGGTAATCATACCTCAGCATCAGCTCAATATCAAACAGTAGTTGGTGCTTATAATGAAACTTTAGGAAGTGCTCATTTCTTAATAGGTGATGGTGCTAGTGAAGCTGATAGATCAAACGTGTTTGTAGCTTATACAGATCAAATAGGTATAAATGCTGCTCCAAGTGCTTCTGTAGCATTACATGTTCACTCCAAAACATCATCCCCAGGTGGATTTATGTATCCAGTAATGAGTTATTCTGAAAGAATAAATTTAAACAAATATGAAGGATTAACAGTTTATCAAAGTGGAAGCTTTACTAAAACGCAAACAATTAGATATTGCCTCCCAGGAACAAACTTCTGTTTTACATTTTCTATACCTTTATTTACTGTTCCTGGAGGACTTTATACAGTTCAACCATCAGGAAGTGGTTTAGAATGGGTTAATAAATAATTATAAATAAAAATAAAATATTATGCCAGAAGCAAACGACTTAGCAGCCGGATCATCATTTGACATAGATACAGGAACCCAAACTGTTTATGGTAGTGTATTTACTTACGGATTTTTGATGACATCAGCATCAGTTATATTAACTCCAACAGGTTCATTACCAAATCCAGCTGAATCTGTTAGTGGACAAATGGTAAACTATCAATCATCTACAACAGGTTCATTATGGTTTTATAACGGTACTGCTTGGAAAGAAGTTCAATTTGTACCTTAAAATAAATTATGAAAATAAAAATTAGTTATGTAACAGAATTACCAGTTACAATTGGAGGACCTTTAATTTATTTTTTCCCTGAATCAGAGGAAGAATTAACACAAGAATATACAGTATCATTTTATGATATTGAATCAGATTCTTTAGTAAATCAACTTACAGTTTTACCTGATAAACCTTTAACAGGTGATAGACAATGGTTTACTAAATGGAGAATAACTATAACTGATTCAAACAAAAAACTTATTAAATTTGATGAATATAGCGCTGAAAACGAGACAGTGTTTATAAAGTGTGACTCTTGGGGAATAGGCGATACTTTAGCATGGATACCATATTTTGAAGAATTTAGAAAAAAACATAATTGTAAATTAATTGTTTCTACTTTCTTTAATGAATTTTTTATAATGGCTTATCCTGATATAATGTTTGTTAAGCCTAACACTAAAATATGGAACATATACGCGCAATATTACGTGGGAACACAACCTGATATTAACACTCGATATGCTCCATCAAACCATTTAGATAAACCATTACAGCGCGTAGCTTCTGATATTTTAGGTTTAGAATATAAAGAAATTAGACCTAATATTGGTATGCCTTCTTATCCAAAACAAAAGAAAATCACATTAAGTGAATTTACTTCTGGTAAAGATAAAGATTGGGGTACAACAGAAGATTGGCAAAAAGTTGTAGACTTGTTTGTTGAAAAAGGATATGAAGTAGTTGTAATATCAAAAGAACCAACTGAATTAAAAAATGTAACAGACCAAACCGGTGATATTTCTTTAGATAAAAGAGCATTAGAAACAGCTACTTCAGAATATCATATTGGTTCTTCAACAGGTTTATCATGGTTAGCTTGGGCTTGTAATACAGAAGTATTTTTAATTTCTGACTTTACACCTCCTTATCATGAATTTAGTTGCCATAGAATATCCCATCCAGAACATCCAGCAGAACAAGTATTAAGTTTAAAATCAGAACACCCAACTCCTGTAGAACATGTTTTAGAAGAGATTAAAAAAGTGTTAGGCTAGTTTTTTAATTATATATTTATATACAAATAGATTGTTATGTCAGAGAATAAATTTAAGTTTCCGACCGAAGTTGTAGAATTGCCATCTAAAGGCTTTCCGTATCCAGAATCATCTCCATTATCATCAGGTACTATTGAGATGAAGTACATGTCTGCTAAAGAAGAAGACATTTTAACCAACATGAACTTTATTAGGCAAGGTGTTGTAATTGATAGATTATTACAATCAATGATTGTTTCTAAAATTGATTATGATGAATTGTTAACAGGTGATAAAAATGCTTTATTAGTAGCAGCTCGTATTTTAGGATATGGTAAAGATTATGATGTTGAACTTACAGATGATTATGGACAAAAAGTTAAAACAGTAATTGATTTAACTGATTTTGATCCAAAACCAATTGATGAGTCAATTTTTGTAAAAGGTAAAAATGAATTTGCTTTTACTTTACCACAATCAAAAGTAACAGTTACTTTTAAATTGTTAACTCATGCTGATGATAAAAAGATTGAGCAAGAAATTAAAGGATTGACTAAAGCTAATCCAAATGGTTCTTATGATATCACAACTCGTTTAAAACACTTAATCACCTCTGTTAATGGTGACTCAGATAACAATACTATTAGAGACTTTGTTGATAATATGATGGTACGAGACGCAAGAGCAGTACGTGAATATGCGGCCAAAATCACCCCAGATTTAGATACTCGTATTAGTTACATTAATTCAAAAGGTGATGTTGTGGAGGGCATCACTATGCCAATCGGTACTAACTTTTTTTGGCCTGACTCCGGAATATAAAGCAATTTATATGTCTGAAATCCATGATTTAGTTTATCATGGTGGTGGAGGTTTTATATGGAGTGAAGTTTATGAAATGCCTATTATGACTCGTAGATTTCATATAAGAAAAATCAATGATTTTAATGAAAAACAAAAAGAAGAATTTGAAAAATCACAAGGTAAACAAGCCTCTATAACCCCATCCTCAAAACAACCAGTATTTCAACCTGATATAGTAACAAAGGCGTCTAAAAGATAGGCGCCTTTAATATTTATATGTAAATGGCTACAGGTAATCCACCAAATACCCCACCAAATCCACAAAACATCCAGCAAGCTAATGCTGACTTTCAAGCTCAAGTTAATTTACTTAGAGATGTTTTTGATCAAGCTTCTAGAATACAAGAAGTTTTAAAAGATCAATTATCTCTTGTTAAAGAAATTAATAAAGAAAAATATAATCAATTTGAATTAGCTGATAAATTAAAAGAAGCTGAAGATGCTTTAAATAAATCTAAAGCAAAAAACACTGATTTAACTAGCCAATTAGGAACTTTAAATTCAAGTTTAGAAAAGAAAATTACAGATGGTTTTAAAGCTAAAGAAAAATTATCAGCTAGATTAACAGAATTAAGACAAAAAGAAACAGCACTAGCTGAGGCTAATGCTAGAATTAACCAAGGTGATATTTCTGCTATAGCTGATCAAACTAGATTAATACAAGAAATAGCTAATAAAAAACAAGCTATAGCCAATGAAGAAAACAAAATAAAAGATTTATCAGATCTTATAAAAGCGGATCAACAAACATTAACAAACCAATATGGAGAACAAGAAGCATTACTAGCTAATCAGTTAATAGCTATGCTTGAACAAGAAAATGTTGATCAAAATTTAGTTCAAAACTTAAAAGCTAAATTAAAATTTGCTCAAGCTAATAATGATGAAGAAAAAGATAGAATAGAATATCTTAAAAAACAACTTCAATTAAATGAAAAACAAAAAGAAACCTTAAGACAAATAGGAGCCCAGCTTAAAATTAATGAACTTTTAGTAGGTTTAACTTTAACTGGTCTTATTAAAGGAGTTATAGAATTAGATCAAGCTAATACTGATTTTGGAAGAACATTAGGTGTTAATAAAGAAGTAGCTGATAGTTTAACAGAAAGTTTTAAACTTCAACAAGTTAACGCTAAAGCTTACAATGAAAATTTAAACGTTGCTGTATTCAACATGAGAAATATTGTTGAAGCACAAAATCAATTAAATGCTGCTTTAGGTACTGCTAATGTTTTTACTACACAACAAGCAGCTGATCAAGTATTTCTTACAAAACAATTAGGTTTATCTGGAGTTGAAGCGGCTAATTTATTAAAATTAGGTGTACTTAATAACCAAACAACTAAAGAAACATATACAACAGTAGCTGATACTGTAGTTCAATTAATAGCTCAAACAGGTGTCGCCCTTAATTTTAGAAAAGTATTAGCTGAAGTAGCTCAAATCTCTGGTCAATTAGCTGCTCAATATAAAAATAATCCTAAACTATTGGCTCAAGCTGTTGTTCAAGCTCAACTATTAGGTTTAACTTTAGAACAAACTGCTAAACAGGCTGATTCTTTATTAAATTTTGAATCATCAATTGAAAATGAATTAAAAGCTGAATTATTAACTAATAAATCTTTAAACTTTGAAAGAGCTAGAGCATTAGCTTTACAAGGTAAATCAGCTGAAGCCGCAGCAGAATTAATGAAAGAAGCTGGTGGTTTAGAAGAATTCCAAAATTTAAATGTACTTCAACAAAGAGCATTAGCTGAATCTGTAGGTTTAACAGCTAATGAAATGGCTGATGCTGTTAAACAACAACAATTATTACAAGAAACTGGATTTGGAACTTTTGAACAATTAAAAGCCCAAGCTGATTCTATTAAAGATCAAACAGCTAGACAACAATTCTTAAATCAAGTTAGACAAACTGCTAGTGGTGAACAATTAGTTGCCCAATATGAAGAAGTTTCATTACAAGAAAAACTTAATGCTTTAGTTACTAGTTTACAAGAAAGTCTTGTTATGATAGCTGAAGGTCCTATTGGCGCTATATTAAATGGATTAACTAATATGCTTTCAACAGCTGGTGGTTTAAAAGTTCTTTTTAGTACTATAGCTGGAATAATGGCTTTTAATTTAGTTTCTAGTATAACTAGCGGTATTCAAGGAATGGTAGCATTTGCTAGAGTTACTAAAGCAGCTGTTGGCGCTGAAAAATCTTTAGCAACAGCAAAAGCATTAACAGCAGGCTTAACAAGTCCATTAGCTGTTGGTCTTGGATTAGCAGCCGCCGCTGGAGCTATAGCTTTAATCAACTCAACTATCCCAGAAGGAGAAAGTGTTAATATTAGTGGAGGTGGAGGAGGAGCAGGTGCTAATGTTAATACCCAAAACACTCCATCATATGCTGGTAGTAATAATGAATTACTTAATGGATTAAAAGAAGTAAAAGAAGCTATTACCGAACAAACTAGAAGATCAAGTACTGATAAAACATTTGTTGTCAATATGAATGGTGACCAAATGGGAAAATGGTCAACTAATGCAAGTCAAAATCAAACAGCTTTTAATAGATAATAAAAGTTAATATTTATAACAAAACAATACAATTATGCCAATTATTGATCAATTATCTAAACCAACCCCAGAAAACTTAAGTTTAGAGGGTAACAAATTAACAAACATTGTTCCTTTTGAAAACGAAGGTCAAGCATCTACTTCTGATATTCAAGCTCTTGTAGGAGGAGGCACATTAGTAGCTTCTCAAGACTTAATCTCAGGTAGATTATCAGCCCAAATCCCAGGTGCTAACTATTTTAAACCAGCATCAACTCCACCAGTATCAGTTCCTAATGGAGTAGAAGGAATACCTTTCTATCCATCTTTAGGTGGTGTTGGAGGTACAGGTACTTATAGGGATAGAGGGCCTATTGATGGTAGATATTAATGCCATTTTTAAAGGATCTATATAATGGTGTAGACACCTTTAACTACTACTACGGTGGTAAGGGAAATTTCACCCAAACTTCTTTACCTTATGGTAATGATATTAGAGGTGGAGGTGATAGTGGACAACCTTACGTTCAAGTCGGTATTGATCCTCCAGCCCAATTTGATCAATTTGATGGTGGATTAATTAGAGGTGGTTTTTTAAATACAGCTTTAGCAGTTTTTAGAGATGAAGTTAGATTAGGTAAATTTTTAACAGACATTAATGTACAAAATGGTGTTAAAGGTCCTTTATTTTTAACTAAACAAATAGGTTTAAATCGTTCAAATCCACAATTTGAAAATTTAGGTAACTCTACTTCAGACGAAAGAACATATAATAGAGAATATAACATAGCTAGTGTTAATTTAAATGCTGCTTCATCTCCTTTTGGTATACATTTTGATCAAAATGGCTTACTTGTAAATGATACTTCATATGCTGGAGACTATGGTAGCAAAAATCCCGGAATAGCTGCCCAAAATATGACCACTTTTGATAGTGGAGATAGAAAAGCTAATAGATTAGTAACATATTTTGATAATATGTCTAATGAACCTGGTGATTTTGTTATAAGATCTCAAAATGGAGGATCAGATTCATTATATGGTATTGGTTCAACTGTTATTAATAGAGTTAGAAACACAGGTCCTTTAAATGATGCTACAACAGATAAAGATGGTTTTAATGACTCAGGAAACTATGCTTTTTCATATTCAAAAATAAATAACTTTAATTCAGATTGGGATAATTTATTTAATACATCTCAACCTTTATTACCTAATTCTAGTCAAGATAATTTTAATAAAGATTTTAAAGATTTTAGATCTACTTATACAGCAGGTACAGCTGCTGATTATCCTGCTTATAATGTTGAAAATAGAATAGGTGTATCAACAAATAAAAATTTAGCTTATAAAAATAATCCAGGAGAAAACACTTATAATTGGCAAAGTCAAAAGGGAGCTGTTGATTCTATAAATACTATTAATATAACAAAAGCAGGAACATTTTATAATAATTCAGGAACTGCTACATCAGCACAAAAACCAGAATTATTTCAAAACGGTACAGATTATAAAGATAAACTTTCAGGTTTCTTTGGTCGTGATATAATTAAATTCAGAATTGAAGTCAACAACAATGATAAACCAGGAGTTAATAATAATGAAGTATTAGCTTTTAGAGCTTACTTAAACTCTATGGATGATGACTTTGAAGCTAAATGGAATGAATATAGATATATGGGTAGAGGTGAACCATTCTATGTATATGAAGGTTACTCTAGAGATATTTCTTTATCTTTTACTGTATTTGCCCATACTCCTGAAGAAATGGCTCCTGTATGGAATAAAATAAATTATTTAGCTTCTTCATTAACACCTGACTATAGTGATAGATTATTAATGAGAGGTAATTATCATTATTTAACAATAGGAGATTATGTCTATAGACAACCTGGTGTAATTACTTCTTTAAGATTATCTAATTTCTTAGACCATAATTGGGAAATAGCTTTAAATGAACCAGAACAAAGAGACTCAGGAGTTGGAACTGATAATAGACAATTAGAAATGCCTAAATCTTTTGTTGTAGGAATGTCATTTAAACCAATTCATACTTTTGTACCAAGAAGAAATACAATAGATAAATATACAGCTCCATTCTTTACCCCAGATATAAAAGCATATAATGGATATGGAGGTTATAATATTACTAATAATTATAATACAACAGATGAAAACGGTTTAATTGTTCAAAATGCTGAAACTATCCGTAAAAACAAATATTTACCTATACAATACACATCAGATAAAAAACAAACCCCTACAAGGGAAATAGATTTTAATTCTGAAGCCGCTAGACAAGCCACTCAAGATTTAGGAATATAAAAATGAATCGTTATCAAAATATAAATCAACTAAAAACATCTAAAGGTAAAAGATATTATTCTTCTACTAGATATCCTTTTATCCCTTTATCAGAAAATGATTTATATATTATAACAATTGATGGTGATAGATTAGATAATTTAGCTAATCAATTTTACGGTGATCCAACATTATGGTGGGTTATACAAGTAGCTAATCCTGAAATGTCAAAAGATTCATTATACCCTGATTTAGGCTTTCAATTAAGAATCCCAACAGATATAGTTCAAATTTTAGATGAGTTTGAAACATTAAATAGTTAAAAATATAAAAAGTTATGTCAATTTTTAGAGATACCCTTAAACCTGAAGTCATAGCTCAACTTAGGGCTCGTGAAAAAGTTATATCTTCCGAAGACTCAAATGTTAGAAATAATCAACTTGTTGGTTATATGTCTAAAAATTCTTGGGTTAAAATGACTTCTTTAGTTGATTATGATAGTTGGAAAGATATAGAAATTGGTTATAATAATATTGTTAATTATAAACAAACTGGTTATTATACAGGTAATGAATTATCTAAAAAATATGTTTTGTTTGGTGGTACTCCTTATACTAATAGAACTAATGATCAACAAAGTTTAAGAGGAGGTGTTGATAAGTTAAATGCCTTATATGGAAGTGATTTAGACATTCCCGCCTATCAAAACATTGGAGCAGTAAACAGACCATTAGGAATCAGACCAACCCCAGGTATATCTTCAGTTGATATATACAGTAAAAGTGCTTATGGTTCTTTAAGAGAAGCCCAAATTAAATTTTATTGTTGGGATAAACATCAATTAGAAGAACTAGAAATCCTTTTTATGAGACCTGGTTACTCAGTTCTTTTAGAATGGGGATGGTCAAAGTATATAGATTATAATGATTCAACTGCTGCTGCTTTAAGTAGTTCTCTTCAAAGTGGGGCAAATGTTAATGTTAGTTCAAACAATTTAAACATTTCTCCATTTACTACACCTTTTATAGATGCTTATTCCCCTAATTTAAGTCAAGAATTAGTTCTTAATTTAGTTGATGAAAAAATCAAAAAATCTAGAAGTAATTATGATGCTATGTTAGGATATGTAAGGAATTTTAACTGGACATTATTAAGTAATGGTGGTTATGAATGTACAACAACCTTAATATCAGTTGGAGAAGTAATATCTTCATTAAAAATATCATCAAACCCGAATGAAAGTACTTCTACTCCAAATAATTTATTATCTAGACCAAATGAAATAAGAAGTTATGAATATACAGATTATGAAAAAGTTCTTTTATCTTTAAAAGCAAGAGTAGACCAAAATGATTTTATTTCAGGATCATATACTGGTGTTGATTTTTCTCAAGTTCAAACATCAATAAATGATATAGGAAGTAGATTCCAAGATAGAGATATAATAAGAAAAACTTCATATAAATTAGTACCTTTATTTAACGAAATTTCATCTAATAATCAACCTTATATTAAAAAATATGACAGTACTGATGAAGATACTGTAAATCAATTTAATGAATATATATCTTTTAATATGTGGTTAGCTATTATGGATGCTTATTTTATGTTAAAAACCGATGATAAACAAGCTTATGTTTATTTTGATATAAATAATCCATCTAGTAACCCAACATATTGTTTAGCAGCTCCTGATTCTGTTTCTGTTGACCCTAGTGTTTGTTATGTTGATAATTCTAATGCTTTTCCTGAAATACAAGCTTTATACACCCAATATGCTTCAGCCGGTAATACTGGAATATTATCTAAATTATTAAAAGCTGATCAAAATGATAGAACAGATGTTAAAGATTTTTATTTAAAAAATAAAAAATTAGGAGTTTTAGAATATGTAAATATTAATGTTGATTTCTTACTAAAAACTTTTAAAAGTATGAACTCATCTACAAATAATGATGGTGTAGATGTTTTATCATATGTTCAAAATGTTTTAAATGGAATTTCAACAGCTTTAGGAGGTTTAAATAACTTTAAAGTATTTACTAATAATAATGTTATTAAAATTGGAGATGTTTATTATGTAGAAGATCCATCTAATAGAGTTACAAGTAAAAAATTCCAATTTGATTTAATGGGACTAAAAAGCATTTGTAGAGATGTCAAAATAACATCACGAATATTCCCAGAACAATCTACAATGATAGCTATAGCAGCTCAAAATAAAGGTAATATTGGTGATATTTACTCTTCAACACAAACTTTATTTAATGCTGGTTTAACAGATAGAATAGCTAAAAATAAAGATGTATCTTCAACCCCAGACAACTCATCCCATACTCCTGTAACTATATCAGGTGGTGGAGATAAATTATATAATAAATTATTAGCTTTAGTTGCTTATTTAAGATATTATGTTATAGGAAATGCTGATTTCAATTCATATTCTCCTCAATATTCAATAACATCTCCAAACAATCCTCCAGCTTCTAGTTCAGCTTTAAGAACATTTTTACTTCAATTTAATCCTGATATAAATTTTAAAGCTTTAATTCCATTTGAATTATCATTAACATTAGATGGAATTGGAGGATTTGTTATTGGACAAATATTTACAATAAATAAAAATATTTTACCTAGAGATTATTATAATAAAAAATTAGGATTTATTATTACAGGTATTAGTCATGATTTATCTAAAAATGATTGGACTACTACATTAAAAACTCAAATATGTTTATTGGATGATGGTAAACTTTCTAGTAATTTAACTAAATTAACTACTGCTTTAACAGAAGCTAGAAAGCAAGCATCTGTAGAAGCCGTTAATGAAGCTTTTTATAGAACTTTAAATTTCCTTATTATACGAGATTTTATAACATATCAAGCAATAAGAGCTATAGTTACTTATATGTTTGATGATATACCTGAAGGTGAATTAAATAAAAATGCGTCTACATATTTAGAAGGTAATATTTTACAAGATGAACCTATATCTAATGCCGCTGCTACTATTCGTGCTACAGATAGACAACTGGCATTAAAAAAATTAGCTCAAAATACTACAGGAGTATTAGATTACTATAACATCAATATTTTTGAATTTGGTCAAGCTAGAGGAACAGAATTTAACTGGCCTGTTAAACAACAATTAGCAGGAGGAGGTTCAACCCTTCCAGACAATTATGGTATATCAGAATTTGCTCAATATTGGATAGATAATACTTTAAATAATGCTTCTAATAATGATTTAAACGCTAATTTCAACCCAACACCAAATTCTAATTCATTAACTTTTAGAGAAGTTTTAAATCAATATAAAACAGAAATAGAATCATATAGAACAACATATAGTTGGGGATCTATTTCAGGATATTCTGGTTCATATTTCATTCCTGACTATTATACTCAAGTTAGAGAAGATTTAGGCACTGGTAATTTTAATAACGTTGGTAGAGATAAAAAACAATATAAAAATATTTTAAATGGATATAATGGTACTTATATAATTAATAATAGAGTTTTTAGCAAAACAAATGAAACTTATAATTTTTACGGAACTGGAGGAGTAGCTTCAACCCCAGTGACAACAGGTGTTTGGAATATGGATACTAATATTTTATCAACTAATTCTAGAGATTATTTACAAACAGTAAATTCAAATAATGATATAGCCAATTTATCTGTATTAAGATCTTTATCTGATGAAGTATTATCAACTATACCTAGTTCAAATTGGTTCTTTACTAATTGGTTAAGTAAATATTATCCATTATTTAGAGTCCAAAAGAATCCAGATATAAATGGTGTAGATAATTCAACAAATAGTTATGCTTATGTTGGATTAGATAGTGGTGACTACGGTGCTCAAACTATTGAAAAGTTTCAAGCTATGACTACAATACGACCTTTAACTAATTCTAACACTCTTCGACGCCCAGTTAATTCAAATATTCAATATAGACCTTAATTATGTATATACCTAAAGGAAAAATATTAGACAAATATTATTATACAGAAGGAAATGAATTTACAATTCCTTCAAACATTAGGTATAAAGGATATTACCATAAAGATGTTTATGGAAATAATTGGACTGGTAAAACACATGATAATACATCTGTTATACTTCAATCAATTTTACCCCAATCATACTCAGATGATAATTCTGGATATAACAGTGATACTTTAAGATATAATAAAATTAATAAATCACCTAATATATTAGGTCCTAATGCTAAACCTATTCAACCTAGTAACTTTATTATTGATAAAAGTGAATATGATATTGGGTTTAAAACACGTTATTTCATTAAATATAAGGCGTCAACACGACTAAAGTTTGATGAATTATCACAGTCTACATACAATAATCTCCTAGCGAATCCTTCAGAATACCATTCAATAATGTATATTTTAACTTCTTTATTATGGAGAGTTAGAGGACCTTTGGAAGACCAATATAAGAATAATATATTAGTAAGACCAGGAGTTTACAGTTCAAATAAAAGATCGGTCAGTGAAGCCGAAAAAAACTGTCCTGGAATTAGTTTATATCTATCTAATTTAACAGAAGGTGCAATTATAGAACCTTAATTTGGCTTTTATAACTTTCTATGTTATAATTAGCTAAATGCATTATATAATAGAAACATCTGATCAACTTAAGTACTTAAAGTTAAATAGTTGCTATGATAGTTGTTTTATCAATATTATACCTAACAATGATTCTTTTCACCCTAAATTAACAGGTGTAAATTGTGTTTATTATAGATGCTCTCAAACTAAAGGTTATATTTTACCTATTAATCATACTGAATCATTTAATCTAGACTGGTCTCAAGTATTAGATTTTATAAAACAACATAAAATAATTCATGTTATAGATAAGAAATTTCATGATTATTTTATTCCAGAAACTGTACAATGTACTGATATAAATTTTAAATTAATAAATGATGGAAAAGATGCTATCAAAACTAATGAATATAACACAGTTGCTCACAACTATTTCTACAGACAACATTACTTTAGGAATAATGTTAATAGTTTAATCCCAATCTCAAAACATTATGAGAAATGGGAATCTATTTATCCTTTAGTTGAAGATTATTTAGACAATCAAGTTGATCAATATTTTGATTATGAGTATACAGGTGTATTTAAAACCATAGAAGAAAACGGTATTAAAATATCACCATCTAAATTTAAAAATTATTTTGAAACAACTCATGATGAATTTTCAATAACTAAAAATAAAATACATACTAAATTTAATTTATATAATATTACAACTAGACCTAGTAATGCTTTTAATAATATTAATTTTGCAGCTTTACCTAAAGAAAATGGAGCTAGACAATCATTTATTCCATCAAATGATATTTTAGTAGAATTTGATTTTTCAGCTTATCATCCAAGTATTATTTCTAAATTAGTCAATTATGATTTAGGAGATAAACCATATCAACATTTAGCTGAAGTAATGGAAGTAGATGAAAATGAGGCTAAAGAAATAACATTCCAAAATTTATATGGAGGTATTAGACCAGAATTAAGAGACAAGCCTTATTTTAAAGAAATTAATGATTTTGTAAGTCAATTATGGAAAGACTTTAATACATTAGGATTTATATTTTTAGGTGGATTTAGAAAATTATCTAAAGACAAGTTAGATAACCCATCACCACAAAAGCTATTTAATTACTTAATTCAAAGTAAAGAAACAGAAAATAATGTTAAAATATTAACTGAATTATTTGAGTATTTAAAAGATAAACAAACTAAGATTGTAATGTATACTTATGATTCAATTTTGTTTGATTTTTCAAAACATGATACTAAGCAATGTTTGGTTGATATTAAATCAATTATAGAAAAAAACGGTTTTAAAACTAAATTTCAACATGGACAAAATTACGGTTTCACAGATTGATGACATATTTATCGGGCGACCAATAAACCAAGAAACTGTGAGTAATAAACTGTTTTGCACCTTCGTCCAAAGAGAATATTTAGACGAGGCAATCGCCGATATAACATCCCAATATACAATTTTATATAATAAAATATTTGTTTTAGAGTCTAAACAAACTCAAGAATATATTTGTACTTATAATATTGATCGATCAACTTTTGATAATCAAATTCCTTATAATACAATTTTAGTTCATAGAAAAAAAGAAACAAATACTTTATATACTATAAACGCTCTTAATACCTTAATCAGATCATTAAATGAAGGAATAGCAGATCCTAATTATAAAATCGATTGGTTTGATTATAGGAATATGATTTTACTTACTCAAAATGACACATTAAGAAAAGTAGGTACAAAAATCTTTAAAATTATTGAACTCTAAGTTTGGCCTTCTAGAATCCATTAGTTATATTAGTAACAAATAAAGTTACAATATGAGTATGGATTTAAATGCAATTAAAAATCGCTTGCAAACATTGCAAAACAAAAAACCAGGTGGTAACAAAGAAGATCGTTCAAAACACTTCTGGAAACCAACTGTAGGAAAACAGGTAATTCGAATTGTACCTTCAAAATTCGACAAGTCTAACCCATTTAAAGAGGTTTTCTTCCATTATGGAGTTGGAAATCGTTCAATGGCTGCTCTAACAAATTGGGGTGAAAAAGATCCAATTGTTGAGTTTGTTTCACAACTTCGTAAAACTTCTGACAAAGAAAATTGGCGTTTGGCTAAAAAAATTGAGCCAAAAATGCGTATTTTTGCTCCTGTAATTGTTCGTGGTGAAGAAGAAAAAGGAGTACGTTTGTGGGAGTTTGGTAAAGCCATGTACATGGAATTGTTATCTATGGCTGAGGATGAGGATATCGGGGACTACACAGCAGTTGTTGATGGTCGTGATATCTTGATTGAAACTACAGGACCTGAAACTAATGGTACTATGTACAATAAGTCATCAGCACGTGTTCGTACTAAACAAACTGCTTTAAGTGATAATAATTCTCAAGTAAAAGAATGGTTATCTGAACAGCCTGATGTTACTACACTTTACAAAAAGTATGAATTTGATGAAATGAAGGATATGTTGATGAGTTATCTTAACCCAGAAGCAGAATCTGAAACATCAGAAGATTCTGAAAGTGAATCACCATTTGTTGAAGAAACTCCAAAATCAACCTATTCAGAACCCGCTCCTAAAAAGAAGAGCAATTTTGACGAAGACGAATTTGATTCACTTTTTAACGACTAATCTTTATGGCTAAGAAAAGTGAAACCTCAGCTAGTGAAGCGGTTAAAGGTGCTGTAAAAGGCACCTTTAGTCTCGATTCATTTAAGAAATCAAAATTTTTAAGCGCTAGTAGTGTTAAATTTAAAGAGCAGCAGTGGATTCCTTTATCTTCAGCCTTTCAAGACATTGTAACATTACCTGGTATTCCGCATGGTCACATAACTTTGTTACGTGGTCATTCGGATACAGGCAAAACAACAGCTCTACTTGAAGTAGCTGTTAATGCTCAGAAACGAGGTATTTTGCCTGTGTTTATTATCACTGAGATGAAATGGTCTTGGGAGCATGCTAAGATGATGGGTCTCCAAGTTGAAGAAATTGTTGACAAAGAAACAGGAGAAGTTACTGATTATAATGGATTCTTTATTTATGTAGATAGAGGTCGATTAAATACAGTAGAAGATGTAGCAGAATTTATTCTTGACCTACTTGATGAACAAAAGAAAGGTAATTTACCTTATGACTTATGTTTCTTGTGGGATTCAATTGGTTCTGTTCCATGTGAAATGTCTGTTAAGTCAAACAAAAATAATAATGAGTGGAATGCAGGTGCTATGAGTACTCAATTTGGTAATAATGTTAATCAACGTATATTGTTATCAAGAAAAGAATCATCACCATACACCAATTCATTAGTTTGTATCAATAAAATTTGGGTTGATAAACCAGCTACACCAATGGAAATGCCTAAAATGAAGAACAAAGGTGGAAATACTATGTTCTTTGATTCAACTTTAGTAGTTACATTTGGTAACATTACAAATTCAGGTACATCTAAGATTAAAGCAACTAAAGATGGTAAACAAGTTGAATTTGCTAAACGTACTAAAGTATCTGTAGATAAGAATCACGTTAATGGTGTTACTACAATGGGTAGAATTATTATGACTCCTCACGGATTCATTGAAGAAGATCCTAAAGCAGTTAATGAGTATAAAAAAGATCATGCTCATGAATGGCTTCAAGTATTAGGAAGTACTGACTTTGATATTATCGAAGAAAGTGAAGTTTCTGAAGACGTAAGAGATATTTTTGATACAGCTGATGAATAAAGACTTTAAATCTATACTAGACAATATAAAAGCAGCAACTAAGGAGGACTTAAAACCAAAAGTCCTCCTAGTTGACTCTATGAATACATTTTTAAGAAGTTTTGCTGTTATTAACCATATGAACCCCCATGGGCATCATATTGGAGGATTAACAGGGTATCTAAAATCAATTGGATTTGCTATTAGGCATATTAATCCAACTAGAGTAATTTTGATTTTTGATGGTCCTGGATCAACAGTGAACAAGAAAAATTTGTATTCTGATTATAAAGGAAATAGACATATTTCAAGAATTACTAATTGGGAAGGATTTGAATCTCAAGATGACGAGAGTGAATCTATTGTTAACCAAATAAGAAGACTAATGTATTATTTACAATGTCTTCCTGTAGATGTAACAATTATCGACCGTTTAGAGGCTGATGATATAATCGGTTATATAGCGGGTAAATACGATGGAGATGTTACTATTATGTCATCAGATAAAGACTTTTTACAACTAGTTAGTGATAAAGTAACAGTTTATTCTCCTACTAAAAAATTGTTTTACACTCCTAAAACTGTTAAAGAAGAATTTGGTATTCCTGCTACAAACTTTTTAAACATGAAGGTACTATTAGGTGACTCATCTGATAATGTACCTGGTGTTAAAGGTTTAGGTATGAAAAAACTAGTTAAATTCTTCCCAGAATTAACAGAAGAAAGTAAAGTAGATTTAGATTTTATTATTAATAAAAGTCTTAATGGATCAGAAACAACAAAAGGTTCATTATATGGAAATGTTTATAATTTTAAACATCAATTAAAAATAAATGAACAATTAATGGATTTATCCAATCCAAACATCCCAGACGATGCTAAGGAAGAAATTGACGAAATGTTAAATAATCCTAAGTCTAGTCTAAACAAAGCAGAATTTTTGGAAATGTACCAAGAAGATACTTTAGGAAATGCTATACCAAATGTAGAAAATTGGTTAATAAGTATTTTTACTTATCTTTGTACTTCCAAAAAATGATAGTTATATTTAATAAAAGTTATGGTAAATAGTTTCAATAAATTATCACAGTATGGGCTACCGTTTCAGTTAAAAGTTCTAAATATTCTTTTAACTAATAAGTCCTTTATTCTAAACATTAGGGACACTATTAGTCCTGAATATTTTGACAATCAATCTTTACAATGGATTGTTAGTCAAACTCTAAAATATTTTGATAAGTATCATACATCACCTACATTAGAAGCACTTCAAATTGAAGTTAAAAAACTTGATAATGATGTTTTAAAAACAGCGGTTATTGATCAATTAAAAGAAGCTTACAAATTATCTTCAAATGATTTAAAATATGTTGAAGAAGAGTTTAGTACATTTTGTAAAAACCAACAATT